GCAAACAAGACTTTATTGAGTCGGCTAAGACTGCAAAACCGCCCAAAAAGACTAGAAAACAAATGCTTACCGATAAGATGAAGGATATGTAATGGTCAACCAAAAGTTAGCCGCCATGCTTAGACTATTTGACCCGCATGGGGCTGATTACGACTATACAACTGCTATGGCTGCTGGTATGCAACCACAGAAAGAAGGCGGTGAGAATAAAGGACATTGGGGGTCAGTAGCCCCAACACCTTTGCAATATCGCATGGATTATGGATTGCCTGAAAACTCTTACATGATGCTAAAAGGTGCGGCACACCCTACATTTCAAATGGGCGTACAGGGCGAACAAGACAGGGGTTATCAAGTAATGAAGTTCGGTGACCGCTATTTTTCCGTACCACCTAACTTTCCAAATAAATAAAGGTTATGCAATGAAAACTAAATCTCAGTCAGAACCAAAGAAGCTAGACTTCTCAATGAAGGGTGGCAAGCCCAGTAAGTTAGTAGGCAACGAAGAAAAACGCATGAAGCGTAAAGCTGCTTTACTGACACACTTTAATAAGTTCCAAAAGGACATGGCATAAGCATTGTTTGTAGTGTAGAATTAACCTAACTTAATCAATCACTTGGATAAGTATGGAAAATAAACAATTAAAGAATATTAAAGGGGCAGGCAGACCTGCTGGTAGCCCTAATAAATCAACCGCATTGGCTAGAGAAGCCATAGCAAGGTTTGTTGATGGTAATAGCTATAAGCTCCAAGAGTGGCTAGATAGCATCGCTAAAGACCCTAAATACGGCCCTAAACACGCATTTGACTGCTTTATGCAAGTGGCTGAATACCATGTACCCAAACTAGCCCGTACTGAACATACTGGTAGCGAGGATAAACCCATTCGATATGTGGTTTCATGGAAGAAGTAGCAGACTTTACTGATGTCAAAATAGAACTATATAAGCCTAGAGATGTATTCCTAGACTTCCATGACCGCCAACAACGATGGGCTGTTATTGTGGCTCATAGACGCTGTGGTAAGACTGTAGCGTGTATTAATGACTTGATATGGCGAGCTATTACAGAAGATAAACCAAATGCCCGATACGCCTACATTAGCCCGTACTACGCCCAGTCCAAAGCCATTGCTTTTGATTACCTTATGCAGTTTAGCGAGCCTGCTAGGGTTAAACACAATATCTCTGAATTGTGGGTCGAATTGTTTAACGGGGCTAGAATTCGTTTGTTTGGTGCAGACAATCCTGACGCACTTAGGGGTATGTACCTTGATGGGGTGGTTTTAGACGAATACGCAGATATGCGAAGCCCAAAGGTTTGGGGAGAAGTCATTAGACCATTATTGACTGACCGCAACGGCATGAATGGCTATAAGACTTGGGCTGTATTTATTGGCACTCCAAAGGGTCACAATACCTTTTACGACATCTACCAGTACGCTAACCTTAATCCAAATGAATGGTATAGCAAGACTTTACGGGCTAGTCAGACCAAAATAATCGCCCAAGAAGAATTAAATGACGCATTAAAACTAATGACGATAGACCAGTATCAACAAGAATTCGAGTGTTCATTTGAGGCTTCCATAGTCGGGGCTATATGGGGAGTCGAGCTGCGACTACTGACCGATGCAGGGCGTATTACTAAAGTTGAATGTGACCCCATGTTTCCTGTGCATACGGCTTGGGACTTGGGCTTTAACGATGCTACGGCTATTTGGTGGTATCAGGTCGTACATGGAGAGATACGGGTATTGGATTACCACGAAGCTCATGGGCAACCCATTCCTTATTATGCTAACCAAATTAAAGAACGACCATACGAATATGGCACACATTGGCTACCCCATGACGCTAGAGCTAAAACTTTAGCAAGCGGTGGTAAGTCAATAATTGAACAATTAATAGATAAATTGCCCCTAAAAAGCGGAAATTTGTTTAAAATCGTACCTAATCTGTCATTACAAGACGGCATACAAGCTACAAGAATGGCGTTAAGTCGCACTTGGTTTGATGCCATGAAGTGTTCAGAAGGCATTGAATGTTTGCGTCAGTACCAACGGGAGTACGATGAAGATAAGAAAGTATTTAGAGATAAGCCTAGACATGATTGGACAAGTCATGGAGCGGATGCTTTTAGGATGCTTTCTGTGGCTTGGCGAGATGAAGCAGACCTTATCAAACAAAATCAACCGATGCGTGGCATTAGTGTTGGACAGAATGAAGTAACGCTAGAAGAAATGTGGAAATCCACCCCTCAAACCCAGTATAGGAGAATCTAAAATGCCTGAAGTCGCAGCCAGTTATGGCTTTAAATATGAACATGTAGCCGCATCACAAACCGCCCAAGTATTAGGAACAACAGGTGCAACAGGTGATTATTTACATCGTTTAATTATTACAGTTTCTACATCAGCTACTGGAACTGTGTCCTTGTTAGACAACACTACATCCCATGTATTAGTAGCCGCCAATAGTGCAATCGGTGTCTATTCTGTAGAAGTCAACACTAAATCAGTTAATGGTGCTTGGAAGATAACAACGGGTGCTGGTGCTGAAGTAGTAGCAATTGGCAACTTTACTTAGGATTTAGTATGAGAGATACGCTTAATAAAACTTACGAGGATTGGTATAACACCATTGCTCAGTACGACAAGTCATTTAGGGAGTGGGAAGCTAGAGTTCCCCGAATTGTTAAGCGTTATCGTGATGACAGCCGTACCCGTAATAACCCCAATGCTCGCTTTAATATCCTTTGGTCTAATGTTCAGGTCATCAAACCTGCCATCTTTGCTAGACTGCCACGCCCCGATGTAAGCCGAAGATTTAGAGATAACGACCCGATTGGGCGTGTTGCTTCTATGATGCTAGAACGGGCTTTAGAGTACGAAGTCGAGCATTACCATGACTATCGTTCTGCTATGGATAATGCGGTTCTTGACCGCTTATTAGGTGGTAGAGGTACGGCATGGGTTCGTTATGAGCCACATATTGTTGCAGAGCAAAACGATTTAAATACAGGTCTAGCTGGTCAAGATGTAGGTAACGGAGTACAGATTACAGAGGATACCGATGAAGCAGAAACGCAAAACGCTGAACTGGTGGAGTCGCAGGAACGCATTGAATATGAGTGTGCCCCTGTTGATTATGTCCATTGGCGTGATTTTGGCCATACTGTTGCTCGTACTTGGGAAGAAGTAACAGCCGTATGGCGTAAAGTCTATATGAGCCGACAAGCTTTGATTGACCGCTTTGGCGAAGAAGTTGGCGGTAAGATTCCGCTAGACACCAAGCCTGATAGTGATAAATGGGCTACCAAACAAATGACTGTAGAGCATTACCAAGCCTGTATCTATGAGATATGGGATAAAGAACAAGGCAAAGTCTTTTGGGTTAGCAAGTCAATGGGTGAGATTCTTGATGAAAAGGATGACCCACTACAGTTAGAGGGATTCTTTCCTTGCCCTAAACCAATGTACGCCACATTGACTACAGACAGCTTAGAGCCTGTACCTGACTTTGTACTATACCAAGACCAAGCCAAGCAATTAGACACGCTTGCAGACCGCATAGATGGCTTTATTAACGCCTTGAAAGTACGGGGTGTCTATGATGCTTCCGAGCCAAGCCTTGCAAGATTATTCTCTGAGGGCGAGAACAATACCCTGATACCTGTCAAGAACTGGGCTGCTTTTGCTGAGAAACAAGGCATGAAAGGGGCTATTGACCTTGTAGATATAACCCCAATCGCCCAAGGCTTGACGATGGCTTATCAGGCTATGGAGCAAGTCAAGGGTCAGATTTACGAGATTATGGGTATTGCCGACATTCAACGGGGACAAACTGACCCCAATGAAACGCTTGGGGCACAGATTATTAAGTCAAATAACGCAGCAGGCAGACTTAAGAATATGCAACACGCAGTCGTGGACTTTGCTACCGAGCTTCTAAGTATCAAGGCTCAGATTATATGTAAGCACTTTACTGACGATACGATTGTCAAGATTAGTGGTGCAATGCAACTAAGCCCACAAGACCAACAGTTAGTACCACAAGCCTTACAGCTTTTAAAAGACGAACCCGCTAAGAACTTCCGTATTGAGGTTACTAGCGATTCAATGATTTATCAGGATGAGCAACAAGAGAAAGCCAACAGAATCGAATTCTTAGGTGCTTTATCCCAGTTTATGAACCAAGCCTTACCAGTAGCCACCCAAGCCCCTGAACTAACCCCATTACTCATGGAGATGCTCAAGTTTGGGGTTACTGCGTTTAAGGCTGGAAAAGGTATGGAAGGGCTTATTGATGAAACTGCCGACCAATTTAGAAATAAAGCTAAAGCGATGGAAGGCCAACCCAAGCCACCCCCACTTGAAATGCAAAAGATTCAGGCTCAGACTCAGGCTAAGATGCAAGAAATGCAGATGTCAGTACAACTGGAACAGCAAAAGATGGCTGCTCAAATTGAATTTGAAAAGGCTAAACAGGAATATCAGGCACAAGAGAATCAACTTAAGTTCCAACTTGAAGAACAGCGTAATACTCAAGACCGAGAGATGGAGATGAAGTTAGCTCAGATGAAGATGATGACTGAGCGTAATACCCAACTCTTGCTTGCTTATATTAATAACGGGGCTAAGATTGAAACGGCTCGTATTTCCGCAGGTGTGGATAGCGGTGAAGGAATAGCCGAGCAATACGACAATGATGAGAACATGATTCAGAACCTTGAACACCCACTAGCCCCGATAGCCAACGCTATTGCTCAAGGTAATCAAGAAATGACTGCTACTTT